TCTTCGAGGAAGCCGTACCTCCGGTACGGAAGGCGGTGGAAGCGGAGTGGGAACTTGCCGAGGACTAGCCGAGCCTCGCGCCGCCCCACGCCGCCGGAGGCCACGGACGGCGGAGCGCGTCACGCAGGCGCGTCACGCACTACGGGCGGGACGGAGGGCGGAGTCCCCAGTTCCCGTGAGCGCGGTATCACACCACCATCACAGCCAGCGATAAGCCCACAGAAATCTGGCTTGACTGTTTCACTGCCGGGGTTGCACGCAGGCCAGAAGCGGGTGGAGGAGATGCTAGATGACCGGCGGTTTGTGGCCCTGATGTGTGGTCGGCGGTGGGGGAAGACCAAGTATGGGGTGCGCCGGGCGGCTATTGTCGCTTTGAATGGGGGGTCCGTGGGGTGGTTTGCCCCGACCTACAAGATTGCAGGGGAGGCGTGGCGTGAGCTGGTATCTCGCCTAGGTCCCGGTGCCGCCAGAGTCCATCAGGATGACAAGCGTATCGAGCTGAACGGCGGGGGGACCGTGGAAGTCTGGACCATGGACGCCCCGGACCCGGCCCGTGGTCGCCGCTACCACTTCGTTGTTATTGACGAGGCGGGAATCGTCAAGGGATTGCTTGGTATCTGGCAGGCCGCTGTCCGCCCTACTTTGACCGACTTCCGTGGGAAGGCCCTGTTTCTAGGCACCCCCAAGGGGAGGTCGGGAGAATACGCACGACTCTTCTCAAACGCTGAACGCGGAGAGGATGGGTGGGGTGCCATCCGGGCCGAGACCCTTGACAACCCGTGGATTGACCCCGAAGAAATTGCCCTCGCCCGCAAAGAGCTTCCCGAGGAGATTTTTAACCAAGAGTACCGGGGCATCCCGGCGGATGACGGAGGGAACCCCTTCGGCCTGAAAGCCATCCACGACTGCCTTGCCCCGATTTCTACAAATAAAACCGTCGTATACGGGATTGACTTGGCTCGCTCGTCAGACTACACCGTTATTATTGGCCTTGACGCGCATGCCCATGTCTCATATGTCGAGCGTTGGCAAGCCCCATGGCTCGATACACGCCGTCGCATTTACTCTACTGTAGGCGAAACGCCCTGCGTCGTAGACGCTACCGGTGTGGGTGACGCCATTGTGGAAGACTTGCAGACCATGGGCGTCCTAGCCACCGCCTTCAAGTTCACCCAGCCGTCCAAGACCATGCTGATGCAACGGCTCATTACCGCCATCCAGACCCGCTTCTTGACGATTGCCACGGAAGACTGGCTGGTCGGCGAACTGGAGATGTTTGGGTACACCCATACCCAGAACGGGGTGCGCTATGAAGCCCCGCCCGGCATGCACGACGACGGCGTCATGGCCTTGGGACTTGCCATGTACGGGTGGGACCGGGTCCAATGCGCGAAACCAACCAGCTTGCCAACCTTGGCAATTGTCGATGACCCGTCGCTTGCAATTTCCGAGGAACCGTCGTATCTTCTCCGGCAATTGCCAGCAGGCTGGTAATTCACCTTCCACTGAGTAGAACCATGCCCAACTTCCGCAATTCCTCGAAGGACACGATTGACGCGAATGGTGAAATTGTTGCTCTTGCCTATCGCCAGTTCTTTAACGGTGGCGTCGGCGTTCAGGTGTTCGGCACCTTCTCTGGCACCTTGCAGTTCGAGGTCAGCATTGACGGAACCAATTACGTCGCTATCCCTGCGACAAACGTCACCTCTGGCGTCGCCGGTACGACCGCGACCGGGTCGGGCATCTATCGCTTCGATGTCGTCGGCATCCTGATGGTGCGCGTCCGTGCGACCGCGTGGTCAAGCGGCAGTGCGGTGGTGACCGTCGTCGGGCTCGCGGGCTAATGGAAGAGATTGGTGGCGTCTCCCGGCGCCGCCGCCGTGCGGTAGCGGTGGCGGCTGAAACTGGCGGCAAACTCGACCTTGAGAGCGGCGACAGCTTCCTTCTGGAAGTATCGACCCTCGGCAATGAGCAATTCATCCTGCTGGAGAACTAACCGATGGCTGACACCAAGATTTCTGCACTTTCAAGCGGCGGTTCAGTAGCCGCTAGCGACGAGCTTGTCATCGCTCGCTCCGGCGCAAACTACAAGATTGCCGGAACCGATGTTGCCACCGCCGCGACCAGCGTTGGTACGCTCGGTAGCTTGGCGGTCACGGGCAATGTGACGCTCGGCGCTGACGTTGTCGTCTCGCGTGGCGCCGCAAACCGATTGGACCTTGCCTCTGGCGACTCCCTGAACGTCGTCTCCGGTACGGTCAAGATTGGCGGGACGGACGTTCTTTCCAGCACCACGCTTGGGTCTGGCGTGACTGGCTCAAGCCTAACCTCAGTCGGCACGCTGACGGCGTTGACGGTCAGCGGCGATGTGACGGTGGCGGACAAGATTGTTCACTCTGCCGACACCGACACCGCCATCCGGTTCCCTGCCGCCGATGTCATCTCGTTTGAGACACTTGGGGCAGAGCGTTGCCGTATAACTGATGGCGGTCACTTCTTGGTTAACGCGACCACGCTGACTATTGGAGCAAGCACGCAAGCATTCTTTGTCTACCCGCAGGGGGACATTAGAGTCTACCGGTCCAGCGATACGGTTGCCGTCTTTAGCCGCATGACCAATGACGGCACCATTATCTCATTGCGTCAGGCCAATACCGAGGAAGGCACCATCTCCGTTGCCGGTACCACCATTTCCTACAACGGTGGACACTTGGCGCGGTGGGCGCAGTCCGAGGATGGGACGCGCATTGATGGTCTGCTCAAGGGCACGGTGCTGACCAACCTCGACCAGATGGCGGTCTGGATTGACCCGGAGACGGGCGAGCCGCTAGCTAATGAACAGCTTAACTGCATGAAGGTGTCCGATGTCGAGGGCGACCCGAACGTGGCTGGTGTCTTTGTCAACTACGATGAGCGGGAAGAGTTTTCTGTGGATATGAATATCGCCATGACGGGCGACATGATTATCCGCATTGCACAGGGCACGACCGTCCAGCGTGGCGACTTGCTTATGTCGGCAGGGGATGGGACGGCAAAGCCGCAGGGCGATGACATCGTGCGTGCCAAGACGATTGCAAAAGTCACCTCGACGCATGTGACCTGCGTCTATGAGGATGGCTCGTACTGCGTCCCCTGCGTGTTGATGGCGTGCTAATGTTTCTTGGGCACCTGCTCTGGGCGGGGGTTGCGGTCTACGCCATCCATATGGCGGCGAAGGTTGTCACGCTGTTTGCGCCGGTCCGGGCAGACGCCTTAGCCGCCACGCAGGATGTCGTGGTGCCGGAGGACCTGATGGCCTATGCGATGTCGCACAGTGAGCAGTGGGCACAAGAGGATGCGCTTCGTGCCATCCAGCAGTCGTATGACCAGTGGAAGGATTGGAACCGTGTGCGAGCCGCTGTCGGCATTGGGAGAATGGACTAATGGCAAATCCGCCGCTGGATGATGATATTGCGATGTCGCTGAACATGGCGGCGTTTGTGGACCTGCCCGAGGAAGAGGACGAATCACCGAACGAGAAAGTCGCTCCCAATCCTCCTGAGGCAGATGACACGACCGCCGCCGAGCGTCGGCGAGCGATGATGCAGGCGCTGTATGGAGATGACTTTCCGCTCATCAACGATGAGACGGATGAAGCCGCGTGGACCCGATGGGCTCGGCGGCTGTGGGCGTCCCGCCGAGCGGCGGTCGCCAAGCACATGTATTTGGTGCAACGCAATCGCATGATGCGAGCGGGGAACCAGTGGGTGTCCTCGTCGAATGGTGCGCCGTGGGCCGAGCCACCCCGCCCAAAGGAAGCCGCTCGCATTGTCTACAACGTGATTGATAAGGCGCTCGACCAGCGCCTCCAGATTATCACCGACCAGCGCCCGGGCTTTTCCATTGCTCCCGCGACGCAGGACCCGGACGACAAGCGCCGTGCGTATGCCCGGCAATTGGCGTGCGAGTTCCAGTACGAGCAGATGGGCATGGCGATGAAGGCCAGAGAGGCGGAGTACTGGGCACAGACGGACGGTATCAGCTTCTGGCATATGTTCTGGAATCCCGACAAGGGACCGTGGGATGAGCGCATGGGTGACAACGGCAATGCCGCACCTATGGGTGACTTGGACGCTCGCGTGCTCCGCGTGGAGCAGGTGCGCGTCAGTCCTGAAGCAACGGCAAGTGTCCCGCCCTCATGGGTCGTGGTGCGTGATGTAATCCCGAAGGCCGAGGCCGTAGCCCGGTGGGGGTACATCGGCGCTCAGGCCGCTGAGGCGGTCGAGTATCTGGGCACCTCGAATCAAGATGTGCTGGTCGGAGGCTCGGACTTCAACGAAGATTGGGTCCTGAGCTACAGCACGGTGGGTGAGGGTGAGCGACTCCGGGATACGGAGACGACCGAGCGGTATACCGTCTATCTTTCCCCCCAGCCTGACATCCTCCCCGAGGGCCTTGAGGTCGTCGTGGTCGGTGACAAGGTGGTCTTTGGATACACCGACTTGCAGTTCAAGACCATCCCGATTGTGCCGATTCGCGATGGGTCGTCGGACCCGTCGTACTATCCGCGCCCCATCATGGAGCAGTGGATTGACTCGCAGATTCGCATTAACGCTCTGCTCTCCAAGTGGTACGAGAACATCCGCGTGAACTCCGGTGGGCGATTCTTCGCCCGTCCCAATACCGTGGTGACCGAGACCTTCTTGGGTGGCGTCACCTCGATGATTGAGGTGAAGGGGGCCGGTGGTCTGTCTGATAGCATCCAGCCGTTCAATGGCTTCTCCGTCGGCAACGATGTGAAGGAGGCGCTGGCGCTGGAGAAGGCGGCGTTTGAGGACGCCTCGGGCTGGAACTCTGTCAGCCGTGGGCAGGTGACTGGCGAGTCGGGCCGTGCGATTATTGCCAGCCGTGAGCAGTTGGAGCGCGTATTTGCCCCGCCCGTGCAGGCGATTGCCAATGCCTTCACCGACTGGTGCAAGGTCGCGCTGGCAATCATGGCGTGGGGCTACGACTTGCCGCGTTCGCTCGGCACGGTCGGGCGTTCGCGTCCGGACTTGGCCCGGGATATTACGGGTCAGGACCTTGATGGCTCGATTGATGTGAAGGTGGAGGCGGCGACCATGATGCCCATGCCGCTCAGCTTCCGCCTGTACATGCTCGATAACTGGGTGCAGTCTGGCGTTATCGACATGAAGGAGTACCGTCGTCGGCAAATGTTTGCGGTCACCCGCGACATCTCGACGCCGGATGAAGACCAAGAGGCTCGCGCACGCCGCATCAGTGACGCGCTCCTCCGTGGTCTAGAGGTGCCTCCCATGCGCTGGCAGGATAACGAGGCAATTCATCAGGATGTGCTGGAGCGCGACATCATCCTCCAAGACGACCTCCCGCAAGAAGTCATTGCGGCGGCACAGGAGCGATGGGAAGCACTGGCACAGCAGGCCCAACAAAAGCAGGGTCCAATGCCGGGGATGCCGAATGGTATGCCCGAAGGCGGACAGGGCGATGCAGGCGCGGCCCTAAATGCGTCTGCCCTCCCACAGGGTCAGGTTCCGCTCGCCGCATCGAACCCGCCCGTCGGCGCCGCTCAGATGGTTGCACAAGTCTTGAGTGGTTCCCCCGACGCTGAGCAGGCCGCACGGCAACGCGAAACCCAGACCATTTCGTAAGGATGCGTCATGGCACAGTTTGAGGACCCCATCACTTCGGAAATCGAGACCGTCACTGCCGATGTGATGAAACAGTTCATCCCGCAGGATGACACTGACACCGACGACCCCGATACGCCCGAGCTTGCAGAAGAGGAATCTTCCGACGAGACCGAAGGCGCCGAGGCGGAGGAAGAGACATCTGAGGAGTCTGACGAAGCTTCTGAGGAAGAGTCGGAAGAGGCCGAGGATGAAGTGGCATTGCCAGAGGGCATGGTCGCCGTCAAGACCATCGGGGACAAGCTTGTCACCGAGTTTGTGGTCAAGGATGGGGAGGGGGACGAGGTCGAGCCCCCGGCGCTCATGATTGAGTACAAGGCCAATGGCAAGATGCGGAAGGACCGTTTGGACCAAGTCGTCAAGCTGGCCCAATTCGGAGTTTACAATCAGGAGCGCGAGCAGAACCTGCTGGCCCAGCAGGATGAGATGACCCGCGAGGTAGAGTCCGTATCCGAGCAACTGTCTGTCCGTGAGGAACAGCTTCGCCAGTTGCTGGAGGATGAGGACGCTTATATCCGGGTTCGCGAGCGTTACCTGCAAGAGAATGCGCCAGACAAGCGCGTCCAGCGTGCGGAGTCCGAGGTCAAGGAGCTTCGGCAGAAGCAGGTGGAAGAGCGTCGGGTGGCGCAGGCGGAACAGTTCTACACTGGGATGGTTGTCCCGTCGCTTGAGCAGATTGCGGCGGACTTCCCAGAGGTCGAGCTGGAAGAGGTGTCGGCTCAGTTCAGCTCGGCGCTTGTGCCGGTGATGAAGAACGGGGTCGTCCCTGTTGAGATGTACCCGCAGATTGAGCAGTACATCGAGACGGTCCTGCGGGAATGGGCAGAACAGAAGCACTCCGCACGAGTCGCTCGCTACAATGGCGAGAAGGCGAAGGCGCAGAAGGAAACCGAGGCCGCAAAGGTGGCGGCGGCTAAGGCCAAGCGTAGCGCGGCAACGGCGGTTCGACCGGCAGTTCGGTCTGGCGTCAATGCCACCAAGTCCACAAAACCCAAGGCCAATGCGTCGGTGGAGGACGCTGAGGAAGATGCGCTCAACACCGTATTGGCTTCACTCCGTACCTAACCAAGGATAGATACACATGCCTGCTCCAGTTGTTATTTCCGATAGTGAGCTTACTGGGCTCCTCAAGAACGTCTATAGCCAGTACCGCGTGAAGGTCCAGAACCTCGTCACGCCGCTCCTTGCCCAGCTCCAGACCGCCAAGGCGGGTGGCCCGCGCAACATGCGTTGGGGTGGCAATGGGGTGTACTTCGATGTGGTCGTCGGGCGTCCGGCGGGTGCCGTGTTCTCCACGAACGGCTACTTCCCGGGTGACACCACGGCGACCGAGCGTCAGGCCAACGTTGGCGTGGTTCGCGCCTACACCACCCGTCAGATTGACGGGCTGGCCTTCGCTGGCACCAAGTCGAAGGAAGCGGCCTTCGAGACCATCGCCAAGAAGACGATGGAGGAAATCCGCGAGGCGTCGAGCCAGCTTATGCAACAGGCGCTCCACAACAAGCCTGATGGCGTGATGGCCCTTATCGGCACCTCGGGTGTCACCAGCACCACCGAGATTATTGTCACCTCGCCCTATGGCGTGTCTGGCGCTGGTCAGGGTGGCCTGCTCCTCACCATCGGCGACAGCATTGCGGTCCTCAACGGCTCGACCAACGCGGTGCGTGGGCGTGCCCAGATTACCGATGTCTCGAACTCGGGCGACAACGCGACCCTTACGCTTGGGACCGCGATTTCCTCGATGGCTGATGGCGACAAGATTGTCAAGCTTACGTCGAACACGGCGGATGCGTACTCGACGACCTACGCCATGAACGGCCTCATCAACATCACCAACCGTGGCGGGTCGTACGCTGACCTCCATGGCATCTCGGCCTCCAGCTATGGTATCTGGAACGCCGTGCAGATGGTGGCGGGCACCGATACGCCGGATGCGAACCAGCCGACTGAGTCGGACATCTGGGACCTCATCCAGCTTATCGCGGCGCGGTCGGGCAAGGATGCCTCCAAGCGTCCGGGCGAGTTCCTTCTCATGACGACTCCGGGTGTGGCGAAGGGCCTCATGGAGTCGATGGTTGCTCAGCGCCGGTTTACCGCTGGCGAGATTTCGACGACCATCAAGGGCGGGTACCGTGCGGTCGATATTTGCGGCATCGCCTGCGTCACCGACCCGTACGTTCCGGCGGGGACCATCTACCTCATCCATGTGCCGTCCCTCTCGTGGGTCGATGCCAAGGATTGGGGCTATGTGGAGTTCGAGGGTGCTGGGCCGTGGCGCTGGTTGCAGGGCCGCGACGCCTTCGAGACGACCTACTCGTTCTACGGGAACCTTGCGTGCCTCCAGCGTAACTCGCATGGGAGCATCACTGGGTACACCGATACGAAGCGTTACACCCACGTTGTCTAACCTCTGACCGTGCAGGGTGGGGCTTTGGCCCCACCCTCCATGGAGGAACTCTATGTCTTTCAATTTCTTTAGGCCGAAGCCGGGGCGCTTCGGAACTGCGTCGGTTTGCCTCACGGGGCGGGCGCAGGGGAACATCGGGGCGTCGGGAGACACCGAGCATTGCTTCGGGTCCTTTCCGGCGAAGTCGCTCATCAACCGTACGGTTGTCTCCGCTGAGACCGTTCCGGTGGGCGCTGGCACGGTTACGGCGGTGCTCAAGAAGTATGATGCTTCGGCGAACGCCTACGTCACCCTCACCTCGGCAATCAACCTTGAAACGCTTACTGCCCGGGAAGGGACGGCGATGTCCTTCCTTAGCACGCTGACTCAGGCTGACCGGACCCTCGACACCGGGGATACGGTGGCGTTCCTTATCACCTCAAGCTCGACTATCTCCACTCAGCCGGATGACCTTATGGTCAATACCGAGCTTTTGGTGCTTGAGTAATTTCGGTGAGCGTTATACTCTATAACGCTTCCGGCAACCCCGAGCCGTCGCCTGATATTCAGCGGCGGCTCCGGGCGCTGGACCACCGGCTCTATTTAGAGTTCATGCCGGACTTTGCCAAGCACTGGGCTGTTAAGTGCCGCTGGCGTGAGGATGACCGGCGGTGGGAGCGGGTGCGGGAGGGCGGCATTTCGGGTGACCGGGCCGCTGACATTGTATGCTGGTTGCCGATAGATTGTTCCGCAGACGAGGCTCCGGCCTATCTGGAGCGGTCGCTCGGGGTGTATAGCCAGAAGATGGCAGACCGCGTATTGTTCGACGTAGAGATGTGGAACGGCAAGTCAGTGCAGGAAGAGCAGGTTGAGGGAGTCATGCGGGAGTTAGCCGATAGCCAGTACGGGGCGGCAAATGACCGAATTGCCGGGAATAGAACGCGGCATGTAATCTCGTAAAGGGGGTTTGGCGTGGCATCGTTGACGATTAATCAGCTTATCACCCAGACGCGCCGAATCATGGACGCCGTCGATAGTGACCGATGGTCTGACGACGAGCTTGCCGACACCCTGAGCTATGTCTACGATGCCGAGTGGAGTCGCCTCTTGCAGGCGGCGCCATACTACCGGTTCCAGTCCGTCTCGGTCACGCCCTCTGCGGCTGGCACTTTCCCCTTGTCCTCATTGAGCACGGGGGCAGGGAACGCGCAGAAGAACTTCTTCCGCATCCTGTCGCTGAACGACGGGAATGTCGAGTACCAAGAGACCCGCTTTCAGGATGTGCCGCTCGGCACGACCAACGGGTACATCCCCTATCTCCGCAAGATGTACTATCTCGCCGGAGAGAACTACCAGATTCTTCCGGGCGCGGCAACCCCGCTAAATGCGGTCGTGAACTACAAGCCGACCAGCCTGCGGGACTACATTGACAATGGCGCTATCGACAAGTGGGATATTGCCATTGACTGGCCCGAGAACAGCGAGCTTTTGCTGGTCTATGAGACGGCGGCGCGTTCGCTCATGAAGGGCGGCGAGAGCCTCCAGACAGCAAGCGCCTTCCTCAAGATGGCGGCAGATGAGCGTGCGGACTTCCTCGACGAAATCCGTCGCCGGACCATCAACCCCACGCGCATGGCGTATCCAGACCTTGCGTCTGACTGGGGTGGCTGATGCGTGACGGGCAATCCAGTTTTGCTGGTGGCCTGAACACCGTCTCTGATGACTCGGCCCTTCAGGCCAATCAGGTACGGCTCGCGCAGAACGCCCGACTGACGGAGTACGGCGCCATCACGAAACGCTTTGGGAGCGTTCGGCTGGCGACGGCGGCACTTGGCGCATCTGTCCGGAATGGCTTTAGCTGGTTCCGGGACAATGGCGATGTGCAGGGGCTGGCAATCTCCGGCAATACCCTGTACACCATTAACATGCTGGCAACCCCGGGCTCCACGGCGTGGAGTGCGGTTGCCACAGCAACCTTCTCGACGACTGTGACCCCGACCTTTGCGGCATTTCGCAACACGGCGGGGAATGATGTGGTGTTTATTGCGGACGGTGGCCTGCTGAGCTTCTGGGATGGGACGAGCGCCACCACGGATGAGCCGGACACGCAAGATGTTACCTTCCTCAAGGTGCACAATCAGCGGCTCTGGGGTGCCGGGTCATCTGCCTTCCCAGACTCTATCTTTTATTCGGCGCTCAACGACGGGCAGAAGTTTGCCCATGACGGCGGCGGGCAGATTGTCGTCCGGACGTTCAGCGACGAAAAGATTGTCGGGCTTGCCTCGGTGGGCTCGTCCCTGCTCATCTTCCATCGCCGTGGCATTTCCCGCCTGACGGGCTTTGGGCAAGATGATACGACGGTCCAGCCGGAAGGCGTGTCGTCCCAGACTGGGACCATTGCGCCACTGTCTATCGTCGAGACCGACGGGGCCGCGTACTTCATCTCGGACCGTGGGGCGTTCATTGCGAGCGAGGGTGGGGTTGCGCCACTAGGGTCGCCTGCCTCGCCAGACCCCATTCTGCCGCTGGTCAAGAACCTGAGCACCACTTCGCTTGCCAATGTGCGCGGGGTGCTGAGCCGTAAGACGCAGGAGATTTGGTGGTTCATTCCCGGGCAGGGGGTGTACGTCTACCATCTCATCTTGCGTGCGTGGGCTGGGCCGTGGACTGGCGAGTACCTGACGACCTCATGCTTTTGGCCTAGCTTGGCTGGCTCATCCGCGGAGTCGTACGCCATCAGAGGCGACACAAGTGGGCAGGTGACGGTCTCGGACTATGTCGGTGCCCATAGCGATGGCGCGACCGTGACCAGCTTGGACAGCGGCAATCCTATTGTTATGAGCGTGCAGGCGCGACGCCTGTACTTTGGGGACGACGCAGTCTCCAAGGCATTTCGCTTTGGCTATCTCACTGGCATTGTCCCCGGCGGCGACACGGTGACGATTAGCTGGTCAACTAACTTTGGCACCTATCCATCCAAGAGTATCGCGGCTCCGGCTGGCGGGGTGTGGGACGCGGCGGGTGCCACTTGGGATACCCCGGGGCAGGTATGGGGAGAGTCTGGCGGCTCGCAAAACTACCGCATCCAAATGTCTGGGCAAGGATACTACCTCGATGCCACATTTGGACATTCTGGATTCAACGAACCTATCATCAGCCGTTGGCAAGTTGACGGCTTCCCGCTGGGCAGGAGATAACCATGGCTACCGAAGTCGGCAATCATCCAATCAACAGCTTCACGACCCCGCAGACCGGCTCGGCGCTTGAGTCGTCGGTGGTCCGGAACAACCTGAACACCATCCAGACGGCGTACGTCGCCCACGATGCGGACCCCGGAATCCACCTCCAGTCTGGCACGCTTCCGGCGGCTGGAACCAGCGGGCGCAAGTGGGTCACGGCGACGACCGTTGGAGGTCGCGTGCAGTACAGACTCCAGTTCGACGATGGAGCGGCGTGGCAGGAAGTCACTGGCGTCACCTTCCCCATCACCAATGGTCAACCGGGCATCTACGATGCTGGAAATATCGGCACCGGCCTGACCATTGACTGGAATAACGGGCCGATTCAGAAGGTCACCCTGAACGCCACAGGCCAGACGCTATCATTCAGCAACCCGGTCGCCGGAAGCTCGTATACGCTTATCTTGGTGCAGGATGGCTCTGGAAGCCGGACCGTCGCGCTGAGCGGCTGGGACTTTGGCGACAACACGCCGACGTTCAATGTGTCTGCGAATAAGAAGAACGTGGTGTCCGGCCTGTATGATGGCACGGAGTACCTTGCGGCGTTTGCGGTCAAGGGCGCGTAATGCTTGTTCCTCGGATGCTGGTCTCTGCGGTCCCGGCAAGTGGCTCGACGAGTAGCATTTCGTCGGTTACAGCCTATACCTCTACCACCATGTCATGCATAGACGAGTGGAAGGTCACGGTGGACTGGGTCATTGCGAATCCAGACAATTCCCTGTACTCGCTTGAGCTGTTGTTGGAGCAACCGTCAACAACGACACTGCTGACGAATCAGACATGTGCATCTGGGACGTATGTGTACAGCACGGGCGTTTCTGCTGACCCGTGGGATGGCTCTGGGGCGCCTCCGATTACTTCGACAAGCGTTCAGTTCCGGCTCCGTCTCGTGCGTCGCTCTGATAGTGCAGTCATTGAAAGCTCTGACTCAAATGTTGTTACTGTGTATTGGACCGCTTGCTAGCCATACGTTATGTCTGTCGGCGACTATGACCTGAGTCCGTTTACGCTTCCCGTCGGGGACATTAAGGACACCCAGACGCGGAACAACGACAACCTGTTGCGGACGAAGTTTGTCGCGCATCAGGCTGATGTTGTCGCGCACCCAACCAGTGGCTTGTTGGTTGACCGCCCGGCAGGCACGGGAAGCTATGCTCTCTACGCCACGACAGACGCTGGTTCAAACGCCATATATATCGACCTGCCAAGTGGATGGGTGCAAATCTCCGGCGGTGGGGCGACTGGCCCGACGGGGCCTGCTGGCATTATGGGCTTGCCCGGAGCGCAGGGGCCGTCTGGTCCGTCTGGCCCAACCGGTCCGTCCGGCTTGCCCGGAATCATGGGGTTGCCGGGAGCAGGTGGGCCGTCTGGGGCATCTGGACCGACCGGACCATCGGGCTTGCCGGGCATCATGGGGCTTCCCGGGGCACAGGGACCATCTGGACCAACAGGACAGACCGGGGCAACTGGACCGAGCGGCCTGCCCGGAATCATGGGTTTGCCGGGCGCACAGGGGCCGTCCGGCCCATCTGGGGCAACTGGACCTACTGGAGCATCCGGGTTGCCGGGCATTATGGGATTGCCGGGAGCAGAAGGGCCGTCCGGTCCGGCTGGTGCTACTGGAGCCACCGGCCCTACTGGGCCGTCTGGTTCCCCGGGGATAATGGGACTCCCCGGCGCACAAGGACTAAGCGGACCAAGCGGGCCGACTGGTGCTACTGGGCCTACCGGGCCAACTGGCCCTAGTGGGCCGACGGGCGTAACCGGGCCATCCGGCCCTACTGGCGCTACTGGCCCGACCGGGCCGACGGGCGTGACCGGGCCGACCGGCCCCACCGGAGCGCAGGGGAATGTTGGTGGCCTGAGCTACACGTTCTCCACGACGACCACCGATGCCGACCCCGGCGCCGGACTGCTCCGCTACAACAATGCTACCGTGTCGGCTGTCACCCAGCTCTATGTGGATGACGTTGACCGATTCGGCACGACCGTCTCGGCGTTCCTCGATGAGATGGACTCCAGCACGAGCCCGGCCCCCAAGGGCTATCTGATTGTGCAGTCCAACGTCAATGCCAATAACCGGACGGCGGTGTTCGGCATTACTAGCGTGACCGCGCTGACCGGCTACCGCCGGTTTGTGGTGACGTATGTGTCCGGCTCAACGCGCCCGGGCAGTGGGGAAGAGATTGTCCTGTCGTTCTCACGCACAGGCAACCTTGGCACGACTGGCCCAACTGGTCCGACCGGCGTTACTGGGCCGACTGGACCAACTGGAGTAACTGGCCCGTCCGGTCCCACTGGTGCCAGCGGCCTTCCGGGCATCATGGGGCTTCCGGGAGCGCAGGGCGCGTCCGGCCCATCCGGGCCTACTGGGCCATCTGGCCCATCGGGTCCGTCAGGTCCTTCCGGCCCATCCGGGCCATCGGACGGCGACTATATCGTCGTTGTCAAGTCGGCAAACCAAGACGTTACCAATGCGGGCCAGACCAATGACTCTGAGTTCTCATTCAGCGTGGCGGCAAATAACCGGTACGCTGTTCTGATGGACCTATACGTCAGCTCCAACAGTACCGCTGGCGACTACGCTATGAGCTTTGCAGTTTCAACCGGCACGATGAAAGGCATTGGCACGGTCCAGACGGTGGACGGAACCCCTGCCGCCATTAACTCCGTCATCAATGCCTCGGCGGCGGCAAACACCGGAAACGTTACCACTGGCACCCCGGCTGACCTTGATGTCATTATTGCGGTGCGCGTGCAGTTTGCATTTACCTGCACCGCCAACGCGACCTTCCGGTTCAGATTTGGCAATGCCGCGACAGGTGGCGGTCGTACTTCACGCACGAACAAGGGCAGTGTCATGCGTCACAAAAACATCACCTAAGGAATAGTTTTATGGCACGGTTCTACGCGAGCTTTGACAACAGCACGGTCTCCAGCATCGAGGCAGGCACGACGGATAATTTCTATCAGCGCCTCAGCATGACCAATGGCTCTACCATTAAAAGCGCCTTGGTTTCCGCTCGGGACGCACTGTCTGCCGGTATGTACGCCCAGCTAGACACCGTCAACAAGAACGGCTTGCTTGGCACCACCGTCCCAACAAACGGTTACACGATTAGCGGAGGGAACTTTTCCGGAAGTCCGACCAACACCGTGTATACCAACAGCAACGCGGTCTGGCAGACTGACCCGCGTGCGGTGCGTACGACGACGTCAACTGTGACAAACATTACGGTTGCCAACTCGACGGCGGTGAGTCCTCTGGACCCGTATTCGTTCTCCTCTACGCTGTACACCAATGCGACGACCGCAGTGCAGAATATGCTCAGTGCCATCTCTCCGCCATCTGGGTTCTCCGGCAATGGCCCCTATGCTCGGATTGGACTGGACTCGTTCCGCACACTGGCTTCAATCTGGACCGACCATGCGCTGACGTTTGTGGCATGGGACGACTATACGCCCGGAACCGTGCAGAGCCTTACTGCGGTACCGTTTGGCACAGCCGGGGCGTTTACCGTCACGGCAAGCTGGCTAAACTACCAGTACTCCAATGACGAGAACCAGAGCGGCAAGGTTCGCGTTCAGATGAGCCTTGGCTCAACGACTGGCGGGAACAACTACAGCTTTGACTCTGGCCTGATTACTCCTCCCCTAACCAAGGAGGTTCAGTGGAACTTTGCGCCTACGGCTGACAGCTACCTTCTTAATGTTTTTGTCATCGTGTATGACGCCGTCATTCCGGCGCATGCGGGGACCGCCGCATCGGTCCTCAATCAAGCCATCACGGTTGTCTGATGCGCCTTCACCTTCTTGGGCTCCCACACACTGTCACGACAGATGAGTTTTCGCATTGCGCGTTTACCGGCAAGGTGAAGAAGTTCTCCCCCATGATGCGCCCCCTCGGCTACGAGGTGGTGCATTATGGAGTGGAGGGCTCGGACAGCGGGGCGAACGAAGAGGTCACGGTCATCACCCGAGACGAGCAGGCGGCGTTGCTTGGGCACCGAGTAGAGGATAGTGTCCAGTTGTACGAGTCTAACGCCCGTACGGACAGCAAGCTTTTTAAGCTTTTCAATTCCAACCTTGCGGCTTTGCTGAATGAGCGGGTCCAGCCCGGCGAGATTGTCCTGAACACCTTTGGCTATGGGCACTACGACGCGGTCCATGGGCACAAGGGCGTCAACATCGAGTCGGGGATTGGCTATCCTAATTCTTACCAGAAGTTCCGGGTCTTCGACTCCTATGCGTGGATGGCCTACCAGCAGGGCAAGAATGGGACGGACGGGAGTGGGTACGAGTGGGTGGTCCCCAACTACTTCGTGTCAGAGGAGTGGCCTATCACCCTTATCCCTGAGGGATATGTCCTGTACTTCGGGCGGCTGGGCTACCACAAGGGGTGCCATATCGTGGCAGAGATTGCCAAGCACATGCCCGAAACCCGGTTCATCCTCTGCGGCCCGGGCGACCCCTCTCCGTTCTTGACTTCTCCCAACATCGAGTATATGCCGCCGGTGCATGGGCTGGCCCGGGCTACCCTGCTGGGAAATGCGTCGGTCGTCCTGATGCCGACCCAGTACATCGAGCCGTTTGGCAAGGTCGCGGTCGAGGCGATGTTGACAGGCACCCCGGTTTTAGCTAGTCCGTTCGGCGCCTTCCCTGAGATTATCGAGCAGGGGCGGACCGGGCTGATGCCACGGGTTTTGTCGGAGTGGGTCAATGGGATTGGTGTAGCGCAGACCCTTGACCGTCGCTACATTGCTAACAGGGCGCGTGAGCGGTATGCGCTATCCGTTGTCGGACCCATGTATGACATGGTATTTCGGCAATTGGATGGGCTCGTTCGTGGGCTTGACTGGTACTCCTTCCCGAGTAGGTGGTAGTATGAAAGCGGCCTTCTGGAAAAAGAAGAGACCCAAGGGACCGGCGACCAAGTTGACGCCGGAGCAGATTGCCAAGGCCAAGGCCCGGGCAAAGGCCGCAGGCCGTCGCTATCCCAACCTTGTCGATAATGCGGCAATCGCCAAGGAGGCCAAGCGTGGCTAAGAAGGCCGTGTTCACCCGCGCTGGTGAAAGCTTTTCCGGCTATAACAAGCCGAAGCGTACGCCCGGGCATCCGACGAAGAGCCATGCGGTCCTCGCCAAGGAAGGCGATGCCGTCAAGGTGATTCGGTTTGGACAGCAGGGCGTGTCGGGCAGTCCGCAGAAGGAAGGAGAGAGTGAGTCGTACCGCAACCGCCGCGAGTCATTCAAGGCTCGCCATGCCAAGAACATTGCCAAGGGGCGGATGAGTGCCGCCTACTGGGCAGACAAAGTCAAATGGTGAGACCATGCCTATCAAGAGCAAAGCACAACAGCGTTTGATGTTCGCCGCCGCCGCTGGCAAGGCGAAGACTGCTGTACCCAAGAAGGTCGCCAAGGAGATGATTGAGGCGACCGAAAAGGAAGAGTACGAGGATATGCCTGAGCGCGAGATGTCGGAAGACAAGGCGCCCAAGAAGAAGCGTATCGTCGTCAAGAAAAAGAAGAAGAAGGGAGGGAAGTAACCATGCTACGGAAAGTCGGACGCTGGGCCTCGGCCCGTTTGCAAGGCACCAAGGGTGTCAAGAAGTATGACAAGTACATCAAGGAAAATCCGTGGGTGAAGACGGCGCTTGGCGCCGGTGACTTGGCGCTTGCCTTCTACGGCCCCGGCCTGCTCGGCAAGGGACTCCAGAAGATTGGTGGCGCTGGCAAGCTGGCTGGCACCGGGTTTGGACGCGCCGCTACGTCGGCTGGCAACTTCCTTGCCGGGACTCCTGCCGTTCAGTATCAGGGACCGGGCACGACCGGGGCTGGGGCAACCAAGGGCATTTATGGGCGCATCGGTCAGAAGCTGATGGGGAGCGCATCCCAGCCGGGCATCGTGCCAAGGCTCGGTGACGCGGCGCGTGCCGCTGGTCGCTTTGCCGCCGATAATCCGTCTGTCATTGGTGCGGCGTTGCAGGCGGCGCCTGCGCTGGCCCAGCAGAGTGCAATGGCCCGGCAGTCCCAAATGATGAATGCGTTTGCGCTTGAAGAGGCGAAGGCTCAGGCGGCTCGTCGGAAGGAGCTAATGGAACTGCTTCGCCCGCTCTTTGTCCAGCTTCAGCAGGGAGGCTGAGATGGCTGAGCAGAACCCGCTGGCAAAGTACCAGCTTCAGAAGATTGGTGGCCCATCTCGGCGCAATACCGAGGGGATGTTCACCAATGCGAGTGGCAATGCGGCGCGTGACGCCCGTCGTGCGGCGCGTCGGGATATGCGACCCATGACGTTTGCGGAGATGCAGGCGGATGGGATTGCCCGTCCTCCGGCTCCCGGCCTTGAGATGTTTACAGGCCCCGCCGAGACGCCGGGGCTTGAGATGTTCACCCCCCAGCAGTCCTCCCTCATTGTTGGGGAAGATGATTACTCTGGACCGCCTGCATCCACCCCGCCAGCAACGGCGACTCCGACAGCGGCGGCAACTCCGCCAATCGGCGATGCCCCAGCCGGTGGGCAGATAGGCTCGTTCGATTCCTATACGGCGCTTCGAAACGCGGCGTTGGCAAACTTGCAGGCACAGTTTGGCGCTCAGCGTCAATCGCTGGATGAGGAGCTAGCGCGTCGCGGACTTTCGGCCTCGACCTTTGGGGCTGGTCGCATGGGCGACTTGGCTGGTC